CCATCCCTCTATCATATGTGAATACTCAATAAGTTTATTGATCCCATTGATAGAAAAATTTGAATCTGATGCCTGTGCTGAGAATGATGATGATTCTGTGAGACCACTAAAACTACATTTGTTTACAACATAGAATGCAACTGCACGTTCAACATCAGATATATCTTTGTTATTGATTGCTTCTTTCATAGCATCAAACAAACATCGTGCTGCATCTTGATTACAGTATACAGATTTTAAATCATATAATGTTCCATAGAGTTCATCTACTTCATGTTGTAATACACACCAAAAATTGTACAATGGTTCATATAAATCATTTACCCAGATATCCATCAAAGGATATCTTTTAGACATCTCTAATGCTACAGAACCTCCACCTAAAAATGGTTCACGATACTGCTTGATCTTAGTTAGATCAGGAGCAAACTGAAATATTTTAGTTAATGCTCTAGACTTACCACCAGGATATCTAAGTGGTGTTTTGTATGATTTTAAACTTTTTACTTTTGGTGTAATCATTTGAATTCACAACTCATCATAACTTCTGTTAGACATGCTAACAAATTTATCTCTTGGTCAGGAACAATAGGAATACTGTTCATATACTTTGCAATAATTAAAACTGCTTCTGGTATAGAAGATGGTTTCAATACATCATACAAACTATCATAGATCTTACGCATGACCATAGTAGGATCATTGTCCATGTGTTGTACAACCCAGTTCTTAACAACAGAAAAATGTTTTGACTTTAATGCTTTTAATAATGTATCTAGATTTACATCAGCAACATCAACAAGAATGGCAGAGTCAATATTTCCTGTAGCAGCATAGCGTTGACACTCATTAATCAATCTTCTCCAATCTGGATAATATCTTTTGATTAATTTTGCAATAACTTTTGCTTCATACTTTATGTTTTCTGCATCAAGTATTTGTATTAATCTCTGAAAGAATGCTGCCTGTAACTTCTGTGACTCGTCAGGTTTTATTCTAAAATCAACAACTGTACATCTAGAATGTAATGGTTCAATAATCTTATTGATAAAATTACATGTGAATATAAAACGACAGTTGTTATGAAACTCTTCTACAGCAGTTCTCAATGACAGTTGTACATCGTTAGTAGTGTTATCTGCTTCGTCAATGATAACAACTTTATGAGCAGCACCTGATGTTAGAGAAACAGTTGTTGCAAACTGACGAACTCTATTCCTGACAGTATCTAAAAACCTACCTTCATCAGATCCATTGATAATGATATACGATGCACCTATCTCTTCACATAATGCTTTTGCAATAGTAGTCTTACCCACTCCTGCTGTGCCACTAAGTAAAAGATTTGGTATCTCTCCTTGATCAACAAATCCTTTGAATACGTTAATAGTATTCTCAGGAAGAATACAGTCGTTGACATTCTTAGGACGATACTTTTCAACCCATAAGAAATCTTTCATTACTTAGGTTCCAGAGCAATATAGTATGTCAAATCAATATTCTGATTTGTCCATTCTGATATCAAACCTTTAGAAACTTTGACTTTATAATCACCAGACATAATACGAAGATTTTCTATCTTAACATCTAATGAATATGAACCAGTGGAAGAACCTTTAAGTGTAAGATCATATGTATTACTGGTGTCATTCTCTTTGTCTCTCAGTACAAGTTTGATTGTATCCTCACCTTCAATTGCAACAAATGTAAGGTCGGGCAAACTGTATACAGCAGATGCTTTCTGTAAGGAATATAAATCCTCTCCAGACAAAGTAAATTCTAAATCACTACCAGGAAAATTTACATTTTTCTCAGGTGCACTCTTCAATGTAATCTCAGGATCTGAGAAATAATACTTGGCAGAGTTGCGACCACCTTTTATGTTTACAAAATCTTTGCTTGTAAATTCTAGTTGTGGGTCATTGAATAAAGTCAGACCACCCAAGAACTGACTCAAGTCATATATTGCAAAGTCTGTAGGGAAAAACTCTTCTCCTGTAAATTTTGCAAGGATGTTTTCTGCGTTACTGATTGTTCTAACTGTAGAACCCTCTCTGAATACAATGGATGAATTGATGCTAGAAAAATTCTTAAGAACATCAAGTGTGTTTTTTGATAAAGATACTTTACTCATTTGTCATAATCTACTGAAAAGGTTGTAGGTGTGTTAGCGTTTAAATCTGCTGCTCTAGCAGACTTATCACTAAAGTGAAGAAGGAGAACAGCATAGTGAACTATTTTGAATAGATCTTTTCTTGCTGTTCCTTTTCTATCATACCTTGAAGCATATTTCAAAATGTTAGACCTACAGAATGCTTCAGCATCACCAACAGAATCAATGAGATCCAATGTTTGGATTCCATGTTTACTGTAGTGTGCACCGTAGGTACTAGAGATATACTCTGAGATCTGTTTTAATATCTCTTGTTCATTGTATTTCAATTCTCACTCCAAACATGATCTATGTCACTATGATAACATTGAAATTCATTTCCGTCAAGGTCAACAACATTTATTTTATGTGTTGGTTTCCACTCGTCTCCTGCATCTCCTAAGATGCGAACACTCCTACCGTCCTTAAGACGGAGGATGTGTCCGAGGTATCCATCAAACGGTTTGGTCATCTTCCTCTTTGTTTAAGTCAACTCCTGCATCTATCTTATCATACAATTCAATAAATGATTGCTTTGTCTCGTCATCAAAACGATTGGTGCAAACTTTGATTGCTTTCATACGATTCTGCCAGATAGCAAATGCACGGATGATGTGTACAAGTCTACGAGTAGAGATAACCTCATCAATACCACCATCGTTGAATGTTCTACGGATGATGTCTGCCCAGTTAGCAAGATGCTCACAGAATTCTTTATCAAGAACACCTAGTGATGCTGATGCTTTCTCAAGAATCTTTTGCTCAGTTTTGACATGAGGATAGTCTTGCTCAAAAGTCAAAGCGAATCTCTCAAGGAATGCTTCGTTCAAGACATTAGTACCGATGAATCTACCATCATCAGAACCTTTACCTTTTGTGTTAGCAGTAGCGATGATGTTGAAACCTGACTTAGGTGTCACATATCTACCTGTCTTCTTTAAGAAGAGACCTTTACCTTCTAGTACAGATTGTAAACATAGAATCTTATTAGATGCTAAATCAACCTCATCAAGAAGTAGAACTGCACCTCTCTCAAGTGCTTCTATGACAGGACCGTTGTGCCATACTGTCTCTCCATTGACAAGTCTGAAACCACCGATAAGATCGTCCTCATCAGTTTCAATAGTGATGTTGACTCTGATAAGTTCTCTGTTAAGAGCAGCACATGCTTGCTCTACACCTAGAGTCTTACCATTACCTGACATACCTGTAATGAATGTGGGGTAGAATAACTTAGAAGAAATAATTTTCTTGATGTCAGTGAAGTTACCAAATGGTATAAAGTTTGGTTCTTTCTGAGGAACTAGATTTCTAGTAGTTACAGCGGGTTGTGCAGATTGTGACTTGAATGTCTTCTCTAGTCTCTCTGCTACTGTTAACTGCCATACACCTCTCTTGACTTTAAATTCTTTAAGACGTTTGCTGATTGTCTCATACTGTAGACCGAAATGTCTTGCTGCAATCTTTAGATGATTTGCATTTACTTTAGTACCAAACTTATTGATGAGGTACTCTGATAATTGTGCTGTAGTTAGCGGTGATGGTGCTGGCATTGATTTGTTTCGTATATGTATATATCATACACTTTAATATTTTAGTTGTATACACTCATTGTGACACTTTTTTAATTGGTTTTTTGTATGATACAAGACAAAATGCAAGACAGCATAAAGTTGTCTTGCATTGGTGAGATAATTTTGAGACTGATGAGAAGTTGTGTCGTAGTACGATACCTAGGCAACCATGCTCACAAATGAGTTAAGTAATTTTTTGTTAACTGCTTTGTTACTAAGCATCTTTCTGAATGCACGACTAATGTCTGCTTTCTTATCACTCTTTGCTTCAAATGTTGTATCAGCATCTATGGCAGTGTTGCTGATAGCATAGAGAGCACTGTATGCTACAGGATTAGGGATGATTGCAGACTTCTCTTTTCTCCATTGCTTCTGGATTTGAGGATAGTATTCCATACCTCCACCGTATGTACAAACATAGTTAGATAACTGACCACCATTTAGAATTCTGAAACCTAGTATGTTTACATCAGGGTTACGATCTTTAAGTTGTTGGATAAAGATATTTGTGCAATCTCCATATGTAAACTGACGATACACAATACCTGTTTGACGATCACGAAGGATGACACCAAAGTCTATACGGTGTGAAGATATGCGAGGTGAATCTTCACCAAACTCATTCTTACCTACCCACTCACGACCATATGCTGTTGAGCATGCATCGCCATCAGTTAGAATACAAACATTTACTTTTTGTAAATCGTTATCTTTTCTGAACTGGGGAACAATGTAGTTCAAGAGAATGATTGCTTCATTCAATGGAGTTCCAGATAAACCTACACCTGGTGTATTGTAGTAGTGTGGATAACCATATTGACGACGAGAATAGTAACTTGCTTCTCTGTATAGGTGTAAACACATACGCTCATAATCTTTACTATTAGAACGTGATGATACAAAGTTCATTAAGTGGAAGTAACCTTTGTCTAAGAGAACCTCATTTTTTGTTAGACTCTCAGACTTACTGCGATAGCGATATGGTGCATCTGGTGCTTCTGGATTGTTGTCAATAGCACGCTGTGCAATTGTCCACTCATTTGTAAATGCATAAACTTCAAAAGGAATTTGTACTTTCTTACAGAATGCAGTTAGGTTTAGTAATTGCTTTACTGTTGGTAGAAGTTCGTATGACATAGAACCAGACCAATCAAGGACAAAGATCATACCATGGTTTTTGCCATCAGGAAGAACTGTAATTTTTCTGAAAACATCTTCGTTGTACTTATATGTGTAAAGTTTCTTTGTGTCAAGAACACCAGTTTTAGATTCTCCTGCACGAGCATAAGCATCAGCAGACTTACGACACTCAAACTCTTTGACCATGTAGTTGACTTCCTTCTGTGACTTAGCACGAAACTCTTTGTAGTCTTGATTAACAAACTGGAACAACTCTTTATCTTGTGCATCATGATGATGACCAATCCACTTGTGAAGCACTTTCCAATCTACAACAAAGTCATTTACATTTACATCTTTTGGTATCTCAACATATGTTGAATCAACATGTGACTCACTAGATAACTTTCCAGACTTATCATTAAATGATCTCTGTGTTTGAGATGTAGTACCATGCTCTCCACCTTCGTCTGTCTCTGACTCATCTTCTCCATACAATTCATCAAATAAGTCGTCAACTCCATCGTCTTCATCTTGTATCATTTGCTCAAGATCATCAGCATCAATTCTATCAAACTTAGAAGATGCTGCTCCTCCTGCACCACCAGAACGTGGTTGTGATGATGAAGTATTTTGATCTTTAGAATCACCTTCACCTTCCATGTCACCTATACCTTCTAGTGATGATGAATCAAGTGCAACCTCAACTTCTTTCTCTTCTGTTTTATGTGTCTGCTCCCAGTTGTATACATCTGATGCAATCTTACATACTTCTTCAAAAGTCTCTGCCTGATCTGTACGAGCAACAAATAACATCTCAGATCCATTGAAAGGAACCATAGCACTAGCACCTAGTTTGAAGTGTAGATTGATACGGTCAATCAAACTGAATGTAGAAAGATCTTGATCTGCAACCTCAAAGAAGTCTTTGTTATTTAATTCTGTATAACCTTGAGCAAAACTTTTACGAAGACCAGCATACTTTCTCTTCATTAATTTTTCTATGCGTGCATCTTCAATTACATTTACAAAGTCTTGTGGACAATCTGCTAGTTCTCTGAAGTCTACGTTAGGTGTGAACAATGCATGTCCTACCTCATGACCTACAAGCATGTCATACACAGCATTAGATGCTAGATCCCATAATGGTAATGTAAGGACACGAGTGTCTACATTGAATAGTGCTGTTGGAACTTTGCGATGCTCTACGACTAGGTTCTCTGTTGCTAGAAGTCTTGCTAAGTTACCTTTGATCTCTTGTTGTGACATTTAATTTGTTTCTTGTTATACACATGATAACAGATAAAATACACTAGCCAACCAGTGCATGTGTCACTTCGTTAACTGTCTCCCTTATAATAGAGAAGTTCTTTTCTTTCTCTGCTGTAATAGTCCTATCAAATTTGTCATCAAAATTAGATTTGTGACTTATAACATATATTCTACTGTTCTCATCAAAATTTCTCAAGATCCATCCTAGGTCACTAGCACCAGATTGGTCAAGAGATCCATCAAATATCTCATCTAAGATAAGTAAATTAGTATCCACGCTATTCTTAAGCTTAGCAATACTACGCCAAGTGAGCAAAAGAGCAATATCAATTCTTGCTTTTTCTCCTTCCGAGAACGAGTCATATGAAAATACATCCCTATATCTACTCTTAATTATTTCTTCAAAGTTCTCATCAAGAGTAAAATTGACATAAAACTCCATCTTTTGTAAGAAATCGTTAATTAACTTATTCATTGTAGGGAGATAAGTCTTGATAATCCTAGTCTTTATCCCATTATCCTTAAGTAACTGTGATGCTGTTGTCAGGACATCACGATCTTTCTTTAAAGACGCATGTTGTTTTACAAGACCCTTCTTATCTTTTACCAGTTCCTCCAATTTTGTATACTCTGCTTTTTTATCTGGAGTGCTACCTTCAAGTTCTTTGATCTCTTCCTCTATATTGTTTACTTCTTTTCTAATAGAGGTTAATTGAAAATTTAATTGAGATAGTGTTGAGTTACGATTGTTTACTTCAGTAGACAACTCTGTAAATTTTTGTAGTTTCTTTTGTTCATCTATAATAGTATTCTCTAAATCTCCTATACCAGTATCCATTTTAATAATCTCACCCTGACTCTCTTCTAATTTATTTTCACGAAACTCATCAGATAATTGTTGTGTACATGTAGGACACACATGATTATTTTCAAAAAACTTATGGTCTTTCTTACAAGACTTCAGTTTAGACTGTAGTTTTATAAGATAAGTATTCAGTTTCTGTAAATTTGCATTTGACTTTTGATAGTCCTTCATTTCTTTATTAAGATTAAAGATTTCCTTTGTTAGGGATTCAATACTATTATTCTTATCTGTTTCAGACTCTTTGTATTCCTCTATCTTAATCTTCTTACGATCTATCTCGTCTTGATTAATCTTTTCTAAGGCAAGCATATGTTGTTTCTGCAACTCTATCTTATCTTTCAATAAATCTATCTGATAATCAATTTCTCTGACTTCTATATTATTCTCCTTGACTCTATCCTTAAGTAAAACATTCATAGTAGAGAATACCTGTATGTCAAGTATGTCTTCTATAATCTCTCTACGTTGTGGTATGCTAAGTTTCATAAAAGGAACAAACGTAGACGAACCAAGAACTACAATCTGAGTAAATGATTTAAAATTCATTTTCAGAACACTGTTCTCAAAATTCTTTTGCTGTTCGTTTACTGAACTCTCCTTATCCCATAACACACCATTACAATATATCTCCAACTTCGTAGGTTTAATTCCCCTGACTACTCTGTAATCATTTTTTCCTATAGTAAATGTAATTTCAGCAGTACAATCCTTTTCATTAATACTATTAACTAGCATTGATTTACTAATCTTACGGAATGGTTTTCCAAACAAAGAAAAAGTAAGAGCATCCAAGATGGTGCTCTTTCCTGCTCCGTTACTACCAACTATTAAATTTGTTCTCTGACTTGTCAGGTCAATCTCACTAAACACGTTTCCCGTTGAAAGAAAGTTCTTCCATCGGATCTTTTCAAAAATTATCATTCTTTAATATCAGGTGGTATCAATAAATCATCAGATGTAATGACAGTAAAAGGTTGCCCTCTTTGTTGACATGCATCTATTATAACATGATCTTCCATTTCCACAACCTCCATTTTAGGATATGAAACATTCTCTTGGAGTTGTAGTAAATATCTGTCAGCATCATCCTCTAATTGGAAGATAGGTATTACCTTTTTATCTTCCTCATCCATAACAGAATATACACCATCGGGGTGGTTTTCTAAGGTGAGTACAAACATTAAGTGATATTACAGCTTTCAATATATAGGGATCTCATGACACTCTTGAGTGAAGATTTGTCTACAGCAATATCCACCTCATCAATATATTCATTGAGAAGAGTCATGGTGTCTTTAGTTTCAAGGTTCACATCATCTATATCACCTGAGTCAACTAAAACCTCTACGATCTTAACATCATGTGCTCCTACATTGTAAAGACGATCAACCAATGTTTCAAACATTTGGTAGTCTCGTTTTCCATCAACGATGAGTTTGATGAACTTGTCTTTATAATTAGACACGTTAAGTTTGTTGTAGTCTGTGGTGCTGTCGTCATAAAATATCTTTTCAAATACTTCAAACGGGTTCTTATAAAATTTAAGTCTGTCAGTTTCAGTATCATATATGTGAAACCCACGAGAAGATTTGTAATCATTCCAGAACATCTGATAAGGGTTGCCTAGGTATTGAACATTACCACGTTTAGATTTGTGATGGAAGTGTCCTGACCATACACGATTAAAGTTTTTAAAGTCGGAAACAGTAAACCCACCTTCAAATTTCATGCCAGGTGTTACTTCAAAACCATCAACCTCCATATGACTACACATTATATCACCACCTTTCTTTATCAACTTCACACACTCTTCCTTGTTCTCAGAATTAATCCAAGGCATCATTAAAAATTCTTTACCGCCAACAAAAATAGTCTCTGGTTCAGTATAAATTTTTATATTGTTATAGTGTTCTAGTAATAACTCAGGGGAATTTATCTTATTAGTATTCTTATAATAAGTACAATGATTTCCTAGTAGCATATGTACTTGATATTTTTTTAATTTATCAAAGTAATTAGTCTTAATTCTATTAAGAGTATTAAAATCTACAGACTTTCTATTATCAAAAGTATCGCCAAGATCAAAAACTGTTGTTATGTTTTCTTTCTCAAGAGTTGGGAAAAATATTTCATCATAAAACCTCTGGAAATAATTCCAAAATGGTAACGAACCTTTACGTCCATCTAAATGTTGATCTGTTATGATTGCTATCTTCATATATCTAGATATTGATACTCCGTTATGTGCCAAGCAGTTCTATTGTCTGGATATTTATTTCTAAGATACCTGACAACAGCAATTCTTCGTTCAAAACGATTCTCTCTATGTACACTTTTTGATATAATTCTCATGTGTTCTATTAATAATTACGATACGTCCATTCTCAATAATAAATTCTAATTGATCATCATGACTCCACATGAGTTCTTCATACAAAGCATTAAGACGGTTCATGTCATCCCATAAATCGTTTGGCATCATCTATTCATTTTAGTTTCAATATTTTCCTTAATGCTACCCATATCAGATTGTGAAGCATTCATACCTGTCATTGTACCATCATATTTGTCTGTGTGCATTACTTCATCATATCCTGACCGTTCTAAGATCTTTCCTTTAATTTCTAATTGCTTCTTTTCTTTTTGTATACGTCTTAAAAATGCATAGTATATAATCTGTGTGAAGTAAGCGAAAGGGTTCTTAGATTTTTCTGGATTAAAGTTGTCAATGTATTGCAAGCAATTTTCAATGCCATCACAAATCATATCTTCTCTAAACATATAGTTTACAAAATTTGGTTTGTATGACAGGTGTGTAGCAATTTTAAGAAAACAAGAACCTAAGTAATTTGTTACTCTGGGACGAGGATCGCCAGATTCTTTTGCAGCATGAACTTTCTCACGATAGTCTGTTATCGCAGCAAGGAATTCTTTATTATTTACATAGTACTCAGTCTTTTTTCTTTTTGCCATTATAGTGCTATGGATATACCATTATCATGTACTTATTGTAGCAGATGTTATGGATTTTGTAAAGGTACTTGACAAATGTTATTTTTACCAGTAGACTAACTCTGTCAAGGGTTAAAGGATGTTATAGCTATTAACTTTTTCTATAGATATTCTCTAAAGTATTCTTGGTGTCAATAATAGATCCCAAATACCCCGACTTCCGTGGAAGTTTATTTGGTTTATGTAATAACTGTTTACTAGACTCAATTTTTTCTAAATTCTTTTTATAAAATTCTTCTATAGGTCCTTGTACTTCAGTAATAGTAATGATATGATCTTTAGAAATTATGTACATGTCATCAAAAGATGCCATGACCCATTCCTTAAAAGCAAATCCCGTAATTTCAAGTTGTCCTTTTCTTTGTCTAGATTGCTCAACTGAGAATGGATTTGATAGCAGCACCTTATCTTCATCCTCTAGATAGAGAACCATAGAGATGACTTCTTCACCTGATACAAGTTTTAATGTTGCTAGAAATTCTTCTTCTTTCATGTTAGTTTGCTCTAAGGTTTACTTTGATAACTTCATATCTAAAGTTTTCATCATTATAGATGTTAACTCTTTCGTTTAAATGTTTCAAGGTATAATTTTGACCGCCGATGTCATCAGCAATATCATATAGTGTTGCTATGTCTTTCCCCTCACCTTTCCTTAGCACTCTACCTATGGATTGTAGATTCCTAATTCTTGATTTAGATGGGGACGCAAAGATAATGTTGTGAAGACGTTTAATGTTAATTCCAGTTGAGAAGGTGCCGTAACTGGCAACAATGACTGCGTTTGATTCAGTCTCTGTAATCTTCCGAACTTCTTCTCTATCCTCAACGTCAGTTCCTCCGTGCACAAAAAATACTTTTCGTGCTTCGTCTACATTATTATTTATTAGATCGTATAAAGGTGTACCATGCTTTTCAATGTAGTTAAATAGTACTAGGGTGTTACCTTCTATATCTTTAACTAGATTTTTGATGAGGTTATTTCTACCTTTATGCTCCACAAGATATTCCATTTCATCATGATATGAATCAAAATATTGAGGAGCATGTTTACAAAGTAGGACTTTTATCCTAAACTTGGAGAGGTAACCAGACTTGATTAATTCTTCAGTTTTGGTAACCTGTTCATAGGATCCAAACAATCCTTCCAATACCCACTTATGAGTTTTACTGCCATCAAGAGTACCAGTAAAACCAAACCTATACTTGGCATTGTGTAACTTAGTCATGATACCTGTCAATGACTTTGACTTAAAGAGATGTGCTTCATCACCAATTACGCAATCTATATCATCAAAATATCTTTTAGGAAATTTGTAGATAGATTGCCAAGTTGATATTATAATAGGTTTTTCAGTATTCTTATCCTTACCACTATAAATTTTATGAACATGAGCAGCAGCATTCCACCCGTAAGAAATAAAATCATTGACCATCTGCTCAACGAGGGATGTAGTTGGGACGACTATAAGTATCTTCTTTGCGGTGGCAGCATAGTATCTGACTATGGAGTAGATCATGAGAGATTTCCCAGATCCCGTAGGAGAAAGAAGTAGTCTACGATTATTTTTTAATGCTTCATATACAGCACGATACTGATAGTCTCTAGGTTTTATCGTAGAGATCTTATCCATGAATACTTTGACAGCGGGCAGAGAGACAAATTTATTATCATCTACAATGTCTCCATACCAATCATTCTTTTCATACTGTACACTGTATTGTTTTTCATTTGCCCATGTTTGTAGATGATCTACTAGACCATGGTACAATGCACCAGTAGATGGTGAGTATAGACGTATAGTTCCATCCCAGTATTTGTATCTAGGATTCTTTTTTAAATATTTTGCTTCGGGCACTTCAAATGTGAAGTAGTCCGAAAGTTCTCTATGGACGTATTCTTCGTTAGAATGAACAGTTACATATACTTCATTCTTTTTCTTTAATGTAATAAAAGTCATCACTGTCCATTTACAAATTTCTCCCAGTCAATGGCATTCTTTATCTGAAAACCTCTATTAGATATTTGCTTCATAACTTGATCTAGGAAATATAACATCTGTTCTAGATACTTGATCTTTGCTTCTAGGTTGATGATCTCATCATCAGACTCTATGTAGACCTTCATCTTTTCAGTTGTTTTAATGTGAGATCCAAATGGTTTAGCAGCATACGTCTTAGCATCTGCTTCACCAGAATAGTATTCACGTTTTTCCTTTACAAGTTTACGAATTTCAAATTCAAAAGAAGTTTTAATCTGTTGAATGTCAGTGTAATGGTTTAAGTATTTATTGTGTTGGAAAGGAATGTTTAATGCGAGTTGTCCTAAGTCAGCACTATATTGTTTGTTCTTGAATTGAAAATCAACAGCAGAATCCTCTGCCCAATCATTCCTTAATTTTTCAAATTTATTACGAAGAGAATCAAAATTCATAAGGGTTGTAAGTTCTTATCACGAATAAAGAACTGCTGATGCTTAAATGTTACCTCTGCAGTAATGTACTCTACATCACTTATTGTAGCATCAAATTGCAAATTTGTCAGTGATACTGGGAATATATCTTTAAACTCTACTATAAATGCAGGGTTGTATTGACTGGTTACTATGTGCAATTGTCCGTTAGTGAGTATGTCTTTCTCAGGTGTTGATCTTGCCATCTGATCTGCATTACCATTATCACGAATCCATTTGTATAAACTGTTATAATTTTTTAGATCTTCATCTACAATAAAAGTTACAGAGAAATCCCCAAAGGAAACTCCTCCACCAGGTATGATGGGAATATTCCTAAAGGGACTTGGTACTTCTGTTACTGGCATTTGGATATCAGGAACATTTGCATTCTGGCAAAAGAAATCCACACCCTCAAACTTTTCTAATTTGAGAACGAATCCAATTGGATTTAAAAAATTTCTATTTGTGGGTTGTTCCTTATACCACTGAGCAGACATTCTTATTCCTAATATACCTTAGTATTTAGGTCTGTCTTATTACTTCGTCTTTTAGTTTATCTACTACGTCTTGTACAACACTCACATCAATGCCCATGAATGGTGGTATTAAACCCAACACTCTGAATAGACCATCAGCAAATAATGCAATGAATGTGAATCCTAATGCCATGCTAATTAAACCAGCATTTCTATTGTGCTGATTAATTGCAAATTCTATCATCTCATTGACTTCTTCTTTACTGACCATAGTTTGTCTCTTGGTCGTAATAGTTTTAGATTTTTGTTTTTGTTTTTGTTCTTTAGAGATTAAATCTCTACCGTATTGAGATAACATGTCGTTTGTTTTTAAGTAGTGTTTAATTTTGTTATTCATCTTGTTCCTCCTTGTCATCCCATACAATATAAGGACCGTGTTGCATTCGCTTTAACTTTTCCGTTTCTGAATTAAATTTCATAGTTTCGGTTATCCATAGTGAAATTTTAATAACCACAAATATTACCACCATAGGTGACAAACATAACAATAGTATAACAGAGGATTTGTTCATTGCCAATATTCATCTAGAACATCAAAGGTTTTGTTTAGATACTCGTTAGCACCTATACATTCCCATTTGCCTTTCTCACCAATTTCACATTTATAATGCAGTTCTCTTTTGAGTTGCATAAGTCTGTTGGTCATGGCGACCTTATCTAATCTACCATTCATAAGGATTTTAGTTTCTACACTATTATTTAAGCATAAAAAAAGGGATCCTGTTGGATCCCTGTGTGTGTCCCCTAACATTGTGGGGGATTTCTCAAATATTTGGTAACACTCATTACCAATTTTGAGGTTAAGTTAAGTTAGCAACTCTAACTCTTCTGTAGTATTGGTTAAGTCCATGACCTAATGCTTCAGCATCAGGAGTACCGTTAGCCTGTACAACAAATGGGTTAGCAACCATACCGTATCTAGTCTTGAAACCAATTTTTGGTTGGAAGGTAGATGGGTCAATGCTTCTGAGCATTTGTAGGGGAACGTAAGGACAATAGAATAATCCAGCATCGTAAGGTGATGTACCTTTGTATCCTACAACATAGTAGTGTGTATTAGATACGTTTGCTGAATAAGGGTCAACATAAACTTTGATGCGACCATTCATTGTACCAACTAAGAGATTTCCTGTATCATCAACTTCACCAATGGAAGGACCACCAGCACCAGTTAGACCAGAAGAGTAGTCAAGTGTACCACTCATAGCAAGTGCAGATGCAACATCAGCAGATGTTAGGATAAAGTTACCCTTTCCTCTACGAGTTTGCTGTGCGATTGCGTTTGCGTCTCTTTCTATTTGGAACATCAGTCCTTTGAATTTCTCAACTGACCATCTTCCATTACTATCTACGTCTAGATCAAA